CCTGCGAAGTCTTTAGTTTTAGGCTCTCTGTCCTTAACTAGCATAGGCTTCTGAACAAAACCTTTCAAATCTCTGTTGTTCTTGTCGAACACCCAACCATAGACTGAGGACTGTGTGCGAGGGGCAAGCTTCTTAATTACCCAATTACCTTTATACTTCCCGTACTTCCTCTTCTCTGTAACTAAGTTTAGAAGGGAGAACCCATGTTTTAAGTCAGAACAAGAAGAGCTTATTGCATCTCTCCAAGTGCCGAAGGTCATATTCCGAATACTGTAGTTTAGGAAGTCTGCTGCTATCTTACCTTTCACAGAGCCTTTAGGAGCAACAAATTTACCCTTGTCTAAGGACTCTAGCACTAAGGCGTTAGTTACATCAACAGAGTTATAAACTGCGTCATCTAACATCATTGCATCAAATGTGCAGAACCTTCGAGGCATAGCAAGTTCAGCTTTACGTTGATCCTGTATGTACCTACTGCTTGTAATGATGTGAGGCTGTCCCACCTCTACAGAGGCACTACCTACTGCCAGCTTTGGGGAAAGAGACTCAGCTTTGTCTAACTTAATTTCATCAGACATTTAAGTCTCCTATTTACTTGCTAGTCTTTGTTTTTGTAGGCTTCTTAGCTACAGGAGTTTCTACTTTCTTTGGTTCAACTACAGGAGCTTTAACTTCCACTTTTGGCTTCTTCTTGAACATCACAGCCTTAGCCTGATTGCCTGCAAATCTAACTCTACTCTTATCTTTATTAAGAGTTTCTAGAGGGAATGTATAACCATCTAAGATAGCCTTTTCAATCTCATAGAAGAATTCAGCCTCCCAAATAACTCCACTACCTCGTTGTAATATAACTAGACGATCTCCATCTACTTGCTTGCTGATTGGTTGATAAGGCATTTGTAATATTCCTTCTATTTAATATTGGTAGTCATCTCTCTCTAATAAGAGTGAGGATGCTAATGTTGGTGCATGTATTTGGTTTGTCGAGACTATCTTTGCCTTCCTAGCCTGACATAAGAAGTTGAAAGCAGACGCTGAAGCATCAGGCCAATCATCCTTCCTATTAGCTGATGACCTCTCTCCATCAAAAGCTTCCATTTCTGAGTAGAAGGCATCTAAAGTCTCCTTATTGGGAAAAGTGCTTTCCACTATAGATACTAAACCATTCTGACAAGATACGCTGAAAGGTTCAAACCTCTTGAGCTTAGACTTATTAGATGGCATTGGATCTGGCCTACAAGAGAAACCCTCTGAGACTAGCTTCTTGGATGCTTCTAAGAACTCTACCTTACCAGACTGTCCTGGATCTACTGCGAAGATGACTGTACAATCTGTGCCATCTAACCTAGCTTGTTGCTGTATTAGGTTGTCTCTTTCTCCTGGACGCTTTCTAAATCTTCCAGTAATAGTAGTTCCTATATCGTGCATATCCTTATCAAAACTCCATGATAAGTAGAAGTTGCCATGTCTGTCCTTAGACATTAATGGACTTCCTGCTGTATAATCTGGGTATCTATTCTTGTCACTAGGCTCTTGAGATGCTTTATCCCATGCCCTTGCTTGAGTACAACCTAGTGGTACTTTATCTGCTTTAGATAGCCACTCTCTGTTGAAGTAGTTAGAACCTTCCTCTCTAGCATACCAGTTACCATCTAGCAGCCTAGCCCGTTCTATGTTTGGTAGGGCTTGTAGTTCTGCTAAGTAGTTTGGGTTTCTCTCTATAAGCAAGGGGTTGTCAAAGATTGTTGAACCTATAAAAGTAAAACTCTTTGGTGGAACTAGTACATTCTTTTTAGTGTTTGGGTTATATACAAAACAACTCTCTGGGTACTTCTCAATTAATTCTTCTCTTGTATCACCAAATACAGGAACTCCATTTATAGTGACGAAATAGGTAATTACACCTAACATGTCCTCATTAAATAGCCCTGTCTCATCTAGGTAGCGTTCAACCCATCTAAGCACCCATGTATCTGCGCTGGGGTTCATTGCTGCCATAGTGAAGCTTGATGACTCTGCTGCTGAACGTAGTCTTGATAGTAGGTAAGTGAATTGCTGCTCACTAAAATGTGTAAGCTCATCCCAAAAGATAGCTGAGTACTGAAGCCCTTGGTGATCAATTCTATTCTTCTCATGCTCCATGTGCATGAACTTAGCAGAGCACCCAGTAGGGAAGTCCATATTCATAGACTGCTCTCTAACCCTAGGGTTGAAACCTCTGTACATGTCTTTAGCTTCTTCCCACAAACCACCTGCACCTGCTAGCTGTACTGATGTACGTCTGAAGTAGATAGCGCTGAAGTTTGGATCGTGTAGATACCTCATCAATCTTAGAAGCAATGTGTAACTCTTAGCAGAGCCTGCGGCTCCTCCAATGAATATTACATCAGCATCTATGTTTAAGGCTAACTCCTGTTTGCCCTCTTGAGGTGCAAGTACTTTCCTCTGTGAAGACATACATCTTTCCTTTAATAACTACTGGCTCAAATACACCAATAGGAAAATTAATAAATGACTGCCTAGCCACCGAACCATGCTGGCAGTCCCGACACCTCTTACTACTATGAACACTTTACAAGTTAATGCAGGGAGTGCCTACAGGGAGTAGTGTGCAACCTAAGCTGCCTTGATGTCCTCTCCGTAAGCCTTAGAGGGTGTCACTTGTACACCGTGAGGCTAATTCTTTACTTACTTCTTAACTGATGTGAGGCTAATTACTGGGGTATAGGCATCGTTATCTGCACCTGATTCATTCCCTTTACTGCCTCCCTCACCTTTCAACTTCTCTTTATCTAACCACTTCTTATACTCAGAAGCCCTGAGTTGGAAGTCGAAGTTTAGTAAACCATTAAGGCATTTAAACTTGAGTTGGTCAGGGGTGTCTTTAGCGTTTGCTAATTCCTCTATCTTCTTCAGGTAATCCTCTGTCCTCTTACCTAAGTAATTCATCACTTGTTTGTCTGTAAGTGCCTTACCTTTAGCATTTGGTGGCCTACCTGCAGGGTTGCCAGAGACACCCTTAGCAAACTTAGTACTTTTCTTTTCTGTCATGTAATTTCTCCTATAGGTTAGCTGTACATCCACTCTTCTATTACGCTAATCTTCTTCAATTCCTTCTGCGGCTTCTGCGGCTATCTGGCATGACTCACATACCCTCACATCTACCTGCTCTGTCTGTTTATAGGCAGCAACGGATAAGCCGCATTCAATGCAATCATCATATTCGTTCATGTGTGGGTTCCTGAGAATTTGAGTCTTCTCTTGTGTGCCTCTCTTCTGAAGGCGGGGAAGGTTTCTGTTGACTTGGTGAGGTAGATGAGATATACTTCTTTTCTTACCTTCTATACTTTATTATATACACATTTTTCATAAAAAGTCAAGTGTTTTATTACAAAAAGTTATAAAAAGCACTAAATAAGCTATTTTTATCAAAAAGGTTGACTTTTAAGGGGTAAGATGTATAATTCACCTAAGAATTAATAAAACAAAAGGAGTACTTGTGGGAAATATTAGAGAGTTGTTGTGGGAAGAGGGTGTCACTACTGTACAAGAATACCAACTTCGGGTAGAGTTCTATGGTAGTCTTACTAAAACAGGGGAGGGGTCTATGCCGCTTATGGACTATAAAGATGAAATAGGCGCTAGGGCAGATGTAATGCAGGAGACTCTAACTAATACTAGACTATTCTTTGGTGGAGGAGATACAAAGCCTCAAGGTTTTGGGTGGAAGGAGTACTATACTAGGGAGCTTCGAGATTACTTAGTAAGGGGTTTGGAGTCTTTTGACATATATGATGATTAAGGCTTGACAAGAGTAGATAAATATGTATATAATAGAGTATAGAAGTAAGTAAGTTTAAAGCGGATATAGATCAGTCGGTAGAGCGAAAGGTTTCCAACCTTTAGGTCATCAGTTCGATCCTGATTATCCGCTCCAATAAGAGCCAATAGCATATATTGATAATGCGTCTTATCTGATAAAGAGAAGAAGGGGGATCGTAACCCTCTTGGCTCACCTAATAATACACTTATAGCTCAATTGGATAGAGCAATAGATTTCTAATCTATAGGTTGCAGATTCGAGTTCTGCTGAGTGTGCCATATTAGTCTTGTAGTTTAAGTGGATAAAACACCTACTCCTGCTGGGGTAGTAGATATGAGGTTCAAATCCTCATCAAGATTATCTAAATACTCCTTGATGGAGAGTATAGTGCAATGACAGTAGAGTCCTTACATCAAAACGTAATCCTGATGCCACTATAGAGCATCCCCAGAGTGCTAGTAA